CGAATGGTACGAATGGCGCTGACTCGTTTAGTTACACAACCGCGCCGTTTACGGTTCCAGCGTTTGGTGTATCGGTCGTGGTTCCACTTGCTGCAACTTCGTTTGTTCCAGAGTCGGTTGCTGGACAGTTTTTTGTCTCGGTTCAGGGGTGCGGTTACTTGCAGGTAATGGACGTAACCGGACTCAATGTAACGCTTAAAAACCCGCTTGCAGGCGTTCTTGGAGTACCGAACGCGATTCCGACAACGGTTATAGCAACCAACGCGATTGTGACTTTGGCAGGTGCGCTTGGCGCTACGGGTGCGGCTGGTGTGGCCGGTGGAGCATCGTCCGCAGCGACGTACATTGTTCGAACTCCCGACGCATCGGTTCCGAGTGCAACGGCGCTCAATTCGCTTTTATCCGGTTACATCAAGACTCAAGGGTCGAGCGGATCTGGATTTCTATCGACTGTCGCAACGGTTCCAGTGGGCGACATCAGCGGCGTGTTGCCGGTTGCAAAAGGTGGAACGAACGTCGCAACCGTACCCACCAATGGCCAACTGCTCATTGGCAATGGCACGGGATACACGCTGGCAAGTCTTACCGCAGGCTCGAACATCACGATTACGCCGGGTGCAGGAACGATTTCTATCGCCGCCACGGGAGGCGCGGCAGCGTTCACTTACGTCACGTTTACGCGGAGGGTTACTTCAAATGCGCCGACAATGAGCGCCGTTGCAAGTAACCCGTTTAATTCGACCACCTACCCTTCAGTAACTTATTCTGGAATTGATACGGTATCAGGATTTACTCCCGCAACCGGAAGGTTTGTTGCGGCAAATTCTGGATATTATAGATTAAGTTCTATAATTCATACTGGATTTGGTATCGGTGCTTACGACATAACTCTACAAATTAGAAAGAACGGATCACCTATTTACAGTGTTGGATACCGCATATCAGCGGTAGACGCGCCTCCTGTTGCTGTAGAGGTTTTAGACCAAGCATCAATTTCTGATTTCTACGAACTTTTTATAACATCGGCAACACAAACATCTTTGTTTAACGTCAATTCCTCATTCTCCATCCAGCGGATTCAGGCTTAAGCCATGAGCGAACGCGCACCACGGCGGTACACGGATGGGTCTGTCACCTTTGAGGGTGGCATTGACGCTGGTGTGATGCCGTCTGAGGTGGACAAGAATCAGGTCGCCTTCGCGGTCAATGCCAGCTTTCGGCAGGGATTCATCTCTCCTCGACCCGGTTTCATCCAGAAAGATTACGACGTATGCCTGTCGATTACGGCAGACAGCACGCTCGTTACTGCGGATCAAACCAATGTCACGGCGGACGGCTACTCCGAGGAGTGCTACGGTTCGAGCAATTTGACCGGCGTGTTCCAGTGTGCGCTCCCATACATCGGCGACAACGGAGCGACGTTCATCCTGATGTTGATCAGCGGAAACGTCTGGCTGTACGACGTTGATCAAAACAGCGTTCAGAATCTTTCCGCATTAGTTAGTCTTCAGAATCCATCGAACATACTCGATGGCTGGATGGTTCAAGCCGAGAACTTCGTAATCATCCAAGATGGGTTTAGCACACCGCTGATCTTCAACGGATCAAGCCTGCGCCGCGCTACCATCGACGAAATCAAGTGCGGAAGAGTAATGGCCTACGTCAACGGACGTATCTGGTACGCTCTTGCAAATGGGTTTTCATTCAGAGCAACGGACATTGTTTATGGAGATGGCACGCGAGCCAGTGTTCTCAAAGAAACCGAGAACACCTTCCTTAACGAAGGCGGAGACTTTGCGGTTCCGTCAGATTCAGGAGGAATCACAGCAATGGCCGTCCCCGGCGATCCAGATACGTCGCTTGGGCAGGGTCCGCTCCTAGTTTTTACTCCTCGATACGTCTTCTCAGTTCAAGCTCCTGTTGATCGTGATACATGGAAAAACCTGAGCTATCCGATTCAGGCTATCAGCTTGCTAACCAGCGGTGCGCTTGGCGCTAGGTCGGCCATTACTGTCAACGGTGACGTGTTCTACCGTGCAGTTGATGGCGTTCGCTCGTTCATCATCGCTCGTCGCTCGTTCACTGATCCGGGGAATACGCCCATCAGCAACGAAATTGTGAACATCGCTGATAACGATCAACCAAGCCTGCTATGGTCTGGATCTGCGGTCGTGTTCGACAATCGATTGCTGATGACCGGACAGCCTCGGTACAATGCCCAAGGTGTCGTCCACAAGGCGCTGATGGTTTTGGATTTCAACCTGATTACGTCAATGCGGAAAAAGTTTCCTCCCGCGTGGGCAGGAATCTGGACCGGACTTGACGTGTTGCAGGTCTTGAAGACGGAGGGTGTTTACGGGGACAGATGCTTTTCGATTGCTCGCGGCGAAAACGGAACTATCCAGATTTGGGAAATCAGCAAGACTGAGAAGTTTGACAACAACTTGGTTGCCGGTAAGAAAGAAATCCAGTGGCTGGTCCATACTCGCGCCTACAACTTCGAGATTCCGTTTGGACTGAAGAGGCTTGATTCGGGCGACATATTCATCGACTCGCTGGATGGAGGCGCTTCTTTTAATGTTGAGTATCGACCCGACCAGTACCCCGGATGGATTGAGTGGGCCGACTGGGCCGAATGCGCGACAACTTTGCAGTGCCAACCTGCTTGTCCGCTGGTCAATTTCCAGCCGCAGTACAGGCCGAAGATGCGCCTGCCGACTCCTTCGGATATCCCGTGCAATTCGAGTATTAGCACCCCGACTCGAAACATGTACGAGGTTCAAATGAGCCTGAAAATTACGGGATATTGCCGCATCAAGAGCATCCGAGTTCACGCTTACGACGTTCAGGAACCTGCGGTGGGCGAGTGCCTTGTTTTCGAAGGATGCAAGACTCTTGATGCTTGCGACGTAAACCCGTTTACCTACACATCGGAATAGTATGCCAAACCTAACCTTAATCACGCTTACTCCTCCAAGCCTTCCGACGAACTATTGTCCGTTGAGTTACCAGAACTTGGCCAACGATATCATTGGAGGCACGCAAGCCGTTTTCAACAGCACGATTGGAAGCTCGTTCTTCAATTTTGGACCGACGTTTCCGGCGATCAACAATCGGATTTATCCTTGGCTTGATGAAACTGGGCAGTGGTGGATTTACGATCAGGGGGTCTGGCTCTATGAAAATCCTGTCGTAGTGAATGGATATGATCGCCGCATGTTTGTCGGAACGACTACCGATCTTCTATCGTACGACGGCGGCGATGGAACTATTACGGCAGGAACTACGTTTGGTCCGATGTGGATGGTTGATACCTTGTTTGACGCTCGCTTCCCGGTCGGTGTTGGAGCTTTTGCGGCGAGTGGTTCAGTTGCTGTGACTGGCACAACTACGTCCACAGCAATTGCTGGCGAGGATAAGCATGCTCTAATAATTGCAGAATTAGCCGCGCATACGCACAAAGTTGCGATTAAAGTGTTTGGTCATGGCGGAGAAGATGGAGCTAGGGTGGCTGCGGATGGCGGCACTTCTTCCAATACGTTGACAAACAATACGACTGAATTCCCAAGTTCAACTCTTGATCCAGATGTTGATGCAAGATCGTTAAGCACAGGTGGCGACATCGCTCACAACAATCTGCCTCCGTTCTACGGCGTTTACTTCATCAAGCGAACCATCCGAGTCTATTACACCAAATGAAGCTAATCGTTCAGGACATTCGCTCGACAATCGCCCGTGTAGTCGGCGTCTGCGTCGATGACCCTCGCGTTTACGACTACATCAATCAGGCGTGCCGACGGCTTCTGCACAAGGGGTTGTGGGCAGGCGCGTACGGACGCTTCACTATCCACACGGTTGGCGGGTGCATCACTTGGCCGCGTCACATCGAAACCATCGAGTCCGTGGCTGATTGCTGCGGTGTCGGAACGGTTCGCAATCAATGGTTCGAGTTTCAAGAAAGCGGATACGGATTGCTCGGAGAGAACAATGGCGGGTGCGTCGGCAAGCAGCTTGTGGATCGTGGCACCGTCGTTTCTTACCGAGACATGTCCGGTGGCACGAACAGCTTCATCCGAGTCTATCCCGGTGACGCTTCTGACGCCGGCAAGACCATCACCCTGCAAGGTGTCGATCAGAACGGGCAATGGATTCGAACACTGTCTGGCGGCGTCTGGATCGACGGCGAGAAGCTGACCCTTGCTCTTCCGTACGTTCAATCGACCAAGAAGTTCATATCGCTGACCGGCGTCATTCGTCAGGCAACCAACACGTCGAGCCGATTGTACGAGTACAACGCGACGACTTTGCTGGAGCTTGATCTGGCAGTTTACGACCCTGATGAAACTTTGCCGCAGTACCGCCGCAGTTACCTGACGGATCGTTGCAACAACGACGAGGATAAGCCGGTGACGGTCATGGCGAAGATGCGCCACATCAACGCGACGAGCGTCAATGACTACCTCATTCCGCCGAGTCCTGATGCCATCAAGCTGATGGTCATGGCGATTCGTAAGGAGGAGAACGATTTGATTCAGGAAGCAGTGGCCTACGAAGCAAAGGCTGTTCAGGCTGTGCAAGAGCAGACCATGCAGTACCTAGGTGACGCAGTTGCAACGATCCGTATGGTCGGCGTCGGATTAAACGGCGGTGGATTCTCGCAATGGTTCTAAAGCTCAACATCGACTTTGCGCTGGAAGAAGTGACTCCAAAGAAACTGGAGTTGCTTCAGGCTGTTTTTGACGCGCATGACATGGCGGCTCGGAACAATCAGAACGCCAGCTCTGGCGCTGCGGTGAACGCTTTCTTTGGTAGCGCACAGCTAACCAACGCAATTGCTTCCGCTATCCTCACGCTTGGCGATGCTCACGGCCCAATTGGTCCTGCTCGATTCGTTTACGAGAAATTCGACGAACGATCTTTAAAGTCGGCCATATTGTCTGGAATCAAGATTCCCGGCTTCGGAAACTCGTTCTTTAAAGACGGCATTGATCCGGCGTGGAGTCGGGTACGCGAGATTATTGAGGTGGACTTCAAGAAGGCGAACGACCGCATCAATCAGCTTCATGGCTGGATGAAAGAAGTCGGAAAATACGTTCACCCGAATGCGGCTCTTTACAGCGCAGTGATTTGCAACGAACTAGGAATGATTCACGGTTCAGAGTCGGCCATCTTCGTGTTAGCTCGAACAGCGGCTTGGACATCTTTGTGCATGAAAAATGAACGGTAAACTCTTTCAAATCTGCGGGTTGCCACGATTCGGATCGGCATTCATGTCGGTCCTTTTCTCGTTGGAGGGTGATTGCATTGGCCTACATGAGCAGGGTGCGACTGACTCAAACTGGAAGAAGTCGATTGAAGATTACCGGAACCGTTACAGGTACGTCGCCGATTGCTCCACCTACGGATATCTCCCGAAGGCTATCGTGCATGACTCGGTCAAGGTGTACGTCAAGAAGGATGCGGAATCGTCGGCCAAAGAATGCACCGAGCGATTCGGTTACGAGGTTCATTTGCCATCAGTCCAGATGCTTCGCGAGTACGCTGACAAATGGGCCGCGTCGCACAGCGTGATGACAATCGAAGAGGGAGAACTTTTTAAGGTGGATACTTTGCGTCGGATATGGATTCATTGCTTCCATAACGAGCGAGCTTTTCCTGAGGAAAAAGCCGTTCGACTTGTTACCATGAACATCCAACGTCACGAACCTGAAAAGGTGTTCTCGATTGAGAACGGCAACCGTCTTGTGAAGGAGGTTTTTTAATTTATGGGAGCTATTCTAGGTGCGGCAGCAATCGCTGGTGGATCAAGTCTTATTGGCGGTTTGCTGAGCAAAGGCAGCAAGCCAAAGGTTCCGGCGTTCAAGCCGATTGATTTTGCGGCAGAACAGAAGCAGGCGATCCAGCAGAATATTGGATCGTTGGAATCGTCAACCGAATTGGCCACCAAGACGACCGCTGCTGAGCAGGGCATTCTTGAGACACAGCTTCGTCGAGCGATTCCCGGTTATGACCAACTGATTTCTCAGGCTGGAAAGACTATTGGCTCAAGATTGCGTGGCGAGGTTGATCAAGATGTTCAATCTCAGCTCCAACGATCTGCCGCTGGGCGTGCGCTTGGCGGAGGATTCGGCGGTGGCACGGGCATGGGTAGGTACTTGTCCGCTCGCGACTTTGGACTGACATCGATGCAGATCCAGAATCAGGGTCTTTCCCAAGCCCAGAACTTCATCCAGCAGCAGCGGACGTTTGGAATGGCGCAGCCGTTCTCCGTGAGCAGTATGTTCGTCACTCCCGGACAGCGAATTGGAGCGATGCAGCAGCAGCAAACCGCCCAATACAATCGCGACATGACCGCCGCTCAAGTGGCGGCAATGCCCGATCCTACGATGGCAGCGTTTGGAAGCGCGATTTCTACTGCTGGCGGAATGTACGGCGGGGCGAAGATGCAGCAGGGGATGGGGCAGATGTCTCAAAACCTTTACTCAACGCCTTCAGCAGGATCTGCATACCGTGGAGCTGGCATTGGAACCGGCTCCGACATGCAATACACCGGAATAATCTCTGACGCAGGTTAATAATTTTATGGCCGACGAAACTCTTAAAGCATTTGAGCTAGGCGCAAGCCTCTACGACCGCGCACAGACGCAGAAGCGGATGGTTGATCAGGTCAACATGCAGTTGGCCGACCAACAGATGCGTAAGGAACATTACGACATTCAGAATCAAGTTGCGTCCAACCAGCTTGCCACAGGATTAGCCGAGCAGAAAAAGTTTTCCGCTGATCTTCCAAAAATTCAGGCTTGGCAGTCTGCGTATGTTCAATGGAATGCCGTAGGCAATCCGACAGCTCCATTTCCTGCTCCTCCGTCCGATCTTCAAAGCGCGACTGGGCTTAAGATGCTCGGCGACATGAGCAAGCCTGTTATTGATTCTCTTCCAATGGCGCAGAATAGATATATTCTAAAAGAATCTTATGACAATAAGATGAAGCAGGTGAATGAGGCAGGCATGATTCTTAGCAAAGCTGGAGATAGCGAAACGGTATTTAATAACAACAATGGCATTGGAGATAACGGGCGGTATGATCCGATTAGGGCAAAGGCCATTTTTGATGCGGCAGATGTATATGTTAAAAAAGAAAAGGCACAAAAAAATGTCAACTTGATTGCAAATCTTGCTAAATTGCCGGATGCATCAATTGATATTCAAGTTGCAAACGGAATTTATACACAAGAACAAGGTGATGCAGCTAAAGAACTTAGCAAAAGGGGTCTTACTGCAAGTGAACGATTGAAAGGAAAGTTTTCATCTGATCAGGTTGCTCAAGCAGCAAAATCATGGGGAAGCTTGTCGCCCGACGATGAAGATCAAATTAAAACTCTTGCTGAAACTGGACAATGGAAAGCTCCATCCGGCGAAGACAACAAAATGTTTCTTGGCAATAAATCTATCGCAAGAACGTCAGATGAATTGGTAAATAAAATTGACGCATACGAGAAGCAATATCCGGGAAAATTAAATGGATATATTGG